AAGGGGTAAATGGCAACAGGATTAAAATGATTAACGAGCAAGAACCTTTGTGGTATTAGCAAAAAGGTTTTTATGAAAAAAAGAATAGGCCGCCCTACTAAATATAAACCTGAGTATTGCGAAGCCATTATCAGGTTTTTTGATATTGAGCCTTGCCTTTATAAAGACATTACGATTACTCATAAAGACGGCTCCAGCATAGAAAAGACAGAAGAAGAGGCCGCGCCCTTGCCGACTTTTATGAGGTTCGCAAGAAGTATCGGGACTTTTCATGATAAGCTTTTGGATTGGTGTAAAAAGTTTCCTGACTTTCGCCAAGCCTATCATAGATGTAAAGAGCTACAATTTGAATTTATCGTGCAAAATGGCTTGCGCGGGAATTTCCAAGGTTACTTTGCTGGGTTATATATGAAAAATATGTTTGGCTGGCGCGACAAAGAAGAAGACAAGCCTTTACCCGCGAATGTAAATGTTTTTATCCAGAACATAATCAAGAAAGCCGGGATTGATGACCAAAAAAGAGAAGTTAATCTTGGCGCTTCAGAAAGCCAAAACCGATTTAATTAACTTCCGCCATATTTTATTAAGCAATAGCACTGGCGAAGTATCTTGTGCTGCCTTTCATTATCATTGGTCGGATTTATTACTGCATAACAAAGAGCATACCGCCATTCAAGCTTTCCGGGAATCTGGCAAAACACAATATATCCTGCGGAGTTTCCTGCTTTATTCTCTGATGTTTCCTTCCGAATTACGCGATTACATTATTATTATTAAAAAAAATCAGACATTAGCGCGGAATGTTTTGCGGGAAATAGAGAACGAGGCGCGAAGCAATCCGATTATGGAGGCAAATTGCAGGAAGACTTTGGAAGAGTCTGGAGATGTTTTCTGTGTGGACAGGATAGCGGAAGACGGAAGGGTAGTCAATGTGCGTATTGAAGCATATGGCAAAGGGGCTTCTATCAGAGGCCTTGCAAATAGAGACAGGCGGCCGCGCATTGCCATTATTGATGACCCTCAAGATGTAGAAGACGCAAGGTCGGAGACAGTCCAGTTTACCGATTGGGAATGGTTTTTATCGGATGTAATGTTTTTAGGCCAGAATACCAGGATATTCTTGGTCGGGAATAATTTAGGGGAGAAGTCCATTATTGAAAGAATTTTTGCTAATGCGGTGCAATTGGGTTTTAAGACCGTCAAAATAAAAATTATGGAAGATGACCGGTCTATGTGGCCAGAAAAATATACTTTGGCTGAAATAGATCAGGAGAAAAATGCTTTTCGGGAAATGGGCAAGCTTGATGTCTGGTTAAGGGAACGCATGTGTGAGGCAATCAGCCCAGAGACGCGGATATTTGACCCGGCGGATTATAGATATTTTACGCCTGCTTTAGTAAATAAAATTTCTGAAAGGTGCAATATTTTTGCTACGCTTGATCCGGCCTCAAGTTCGGATTTGAAATCCTGTTATCGGGCAATAGTGGTAAATGCGGTTAATCAGGATAATATTTGGAATATTTTAGATGTGCCATATGGCCGTTGGGACAGCGCGCAGTTAATTGAGATGATTTTTGAAACCGTAGTGAAGTGGCGGATTAAAGATTTTGGCATTGAGAAAGGGATTTTTAAGCAAATTCTTGAGCCGTTTATTTATAAGGAAATGGCAAAACGAAATGTATTTTTTAATATTGTCCCTATAGAGCATGCCCAGCAAGGCACAAAGCTTGAGCGGATTAAGATGTTGCAACCGAGATTTAAAGCGCACAGTATTTGGTTTCCAGAGGAGGCTCCCTGGTTGGCAGAAATAGAAGCAGAATTGGCCGGAATTACCAAAGACGCAATTAAGAGCCTTTATTCTGACTTATGTTTAGCGAAAGGAACTGAAATTGCTACTTTGTCAGGCAATAAAAAGATAGAAGATGTAAAATGTGATGATTTAGTAATTACACCATTCGGAGTAAGTAAAGTTTTATCGGCAAAATTCACAGGAGTTAAAAAAGTTATTAGAAAATTTGGTCTTATTGCCACCGCAGAACACAAGATATTTTGTTATAAAAAGGGATTTGCTTCTATTGATACTTTATGTTATACTAATCAAGTAAGTAGGTATAACATAAAGGAGGCAATAAGATGGCAATACAAAAGACTATTATATTTAATGGCAGGAAATTCTCTCTTGATACAAAGAGAAAATATTATTACCGTTTCCGGTATGTTGATAGCAGATACCATTGGTATGGACTTCATCAAGCGATTTGGGAATTTTATAATAAGAGGGCAATTCCGAAAGGTTGGCATATTCATCACATTGATGGCAATATACACAATAACGACATTTCTAATTTGGAATGTATATCACCTGAGCAACATTATAAAATCCCTAAAAACATTGATTTGCCGACAGTCAGAGAACATCTTGCAAAGATTAGGCCGCTTACTATTAAATGGCATAAATCTAAAAAAGGTCGCCTTTGGCATAAGCAACATGCTATTAAGAGCGCTGAAAATAGGAAACCAAAAATTAGAGAGTGCAATATATGCAATAAAAAATATCAATATTTCTATTCTACCTCTAAATATTGTTCTTCAAAATGCTTACAACAATCAGTTACAATTAGTCGCAGATTATACCAAAAAAGGAAATGTATTATTTGCGGAAAAGAATTTGAATGCAGAAAATATCTCCCTTCTAAAACCTGTTCAAGAATTTGCACAGCAAAATACGGCTGGCAACATACCACAATCCGCAAACGAAGATAACTTACCGGTTTATAATCTTACAATAGAGGCTATTGGCGTTTATTATGCTAATGGCCTTCTTGTTTCTAATTGTGATGCCTTGGCTATGCAGGAGCAGATTGTCAAAAAGCCTTATTTCGGGAGTAATTTAACAGGCAGAAATCTGCCTCGTCAGGCAGAAACAGAGCCGATATTGATTCATTAAAAAGGAGCGCTTATGAGTTTTATGTTCGGATCCCCTAAAATGCCGGAAATCAGTTCTGTTGCTCCTCCGGTTACTCCACCTGCGCCGTCTACAAGCAAAGAAGATGAAGTCAAGAGAGTTGAAGAAGAAAAGAAAAAAATCAAAAAAGGCAGAGAAAAACGCAGCACAATTTTAACCTCGGAACGCGGAATTTTGGAACAGCCGCCAGTCCAATATAAAACCTTGCTTGGAGAATGATTATGAATACATCCGTAGAAACTCTAATCAAGCGGTTTGATGCGATAAAAAGCCAGCGCAGTCAATGGGATATTCTATGGCAGGAGTGCAGCGATTATTGCCTTCCTCAAAGGGCGATTATTACCAAGACCAGGACCCCAGGGACCAAGTTAAAAACCGATATTTATGACTCTACGGCTATTCAAGGCGCGCAGATTTTTGCGGCGGGATTAAATAGTTATCTTACCAATCCGGCAAGCCGGTGGTTTGCCTTGGGGATGAAGAATAGGCAGTTAGCAGATAACTTTGAGGTGAAAAATTGGCTTAAAGAGTGTGAGGAAGGCATATTTGATTATTTAAACAGTTCAAATTTTAATCAAATTATCCACGAGGATTACATAGATTTTGCGGTTTTCGGCAATTCTATACTATACGAAGAAGAAAGCCCAAAAGATATTATTACTTTTGCTGTCAGACCGATTTCGGAAATTTATTTTCTCACTAATGCCCAAGGGAAGGTTGATACAATTTACCGCTCTTTTACTTTTACCGCCAGGCAAGCTTATCAGAAATGGGGAAAAAACTCCGGGCAGAAAGTTTTAGAATTGATGGCCTCTGCTAAAGTTGAAGAACCGGTGAATTTCTTGCATATTGTTTTACCCAGGGAAGAAAGAGATGTTAAAAAACGCGACGCAAGAAATATGCCTTTTGCGTCTTTATATATAGAGCCCACGACAAAAAAGATTTTATCCGAAGGCGGATATGAGGAGTTTCCTTTCTTTATCGGCCGGGCATATAAAGTTTCTGACAGTGAATATGCTTATTCTCCGGCCTCGCTTGCCTTAGCGGATGTTAAAATGCTTAATACTATGAGCAGGGATATTCTGGAGGCCGCGCAAAAGACCTTGCATCCGCCAGTAATTTTGCCTCATGACGGCTATTTACTGCCTTTTAAAACTTCCCCTAAGGCCATAAACTATAAACTTTCCAGCAGCCCCGATGATAAAGTAGAAAGTTTACAGTTAAATCGGGAAATCGGTTTGTCTTTAGAAATGGAAAATCAACGCAGAACCATAATCCAGCGCGCTTTTTTTGTGGATTTATTCCTGATGTTGGCGAACTTGCCGGATAAAGACAGGACCGCCACAGAGGTAATGGAGCGCGTAAACGAAAGAATGCTTATCTTGGGGCCAATTTTAGGCAGGTTGATGTATGAAAAATTAGACCCGCTTATTAACCGGACATTCAATATTCTTTTACGTAATGGGAAACTTCCTGCTCCTCCGGATATTTTAAGCGGGCAGGAATATAAAATTGATTATATCTCTCCTTTAGCCAAGGCTCAAAAGTCTTCTGAAACAAAATCATTGTCAGATTTATTATTGGCTACGAAAACGATGGTAGAACTTGACCCAAGCGTAGCGGATAATGTTAACATAGACAAAATGCTCCGTAAATTTACTGAAATAAATTATCTTTCGGATGTTTTAAGAAGCGATGAGGAAATCCAGCAAATCAGGCAGATGAGGACAGAAGCGCAACAGGCTCAATCGGCAATGGAATTGATGCAAAGAGGCGGGGAAGGAGCAAAGGCGGTTCTGGAAGCAGAACAATTACTGAAAGGAGGTGGCGCGCAAGGTGGAAGAGGATCCGCAGGAAAGCCAGCTTAGCTTTGATGAAAAAAATACTGAGGCATTAAAGCAGTTAAAAAAAGACTATCTTGCTGTTTTTTCATCAGAGGCAGGAAAGAGGGTGTTAAGTAATCTGGAAAAGATTTGCTATATATACCGGACGACTTTTTCCAGCCAGGAAGGGAGGACATTACTAAACGAAGGAATGCGGTTTGTGGTTGTGCATATTAAAAACATGATGACTCTTGATTTAGAGCAACTTAAAAAATTATCCCTGAAAGGAGAATAAAGATGTTTAAGGAGACCAGTTACCCTATGAGGATACTAACTGCCCTGAAATTTTTTGTAGCGGGAGCAATCGCACATTTTAGTTGGCTGTTTCTACTTAACGAAAGGGGGCAAGGAGGCGCAGGTGGAGAAGTAGATAATTGGCGCGATACTTTGCCCGATGATGTTAAAAGCGATCCTATCTTTGAAAAATACAAAGAACCGGCTGAGGCTTTTAGGGCTTTGGTAGCAGCGCAGAAATTTTTAGGCCGGGAGAAACTTCCTGTTCCAACTGATGAGAATGATAAAGAATCCTATGATTTAATCTTTAAGAAACTCGGCTTGCCCGAGAACGAAACAATGTATCAATTCCCCACAGATTTAAAACTTCCGAAAGAACTCCCGATTGACGAAGCAATGATGAATGATTTTAGAAAGATAGCTTATCAGCATAGGTTGTTGCCAAGCCAAGTATCGGGTTTATATAAATGGTATCTTCAGTCAATGGTAGATGCCTATAATAAGTTTGGGGATCAGAAAAAGGAATTTACCAAAGAGGCGGAAACAAACCTGCGTAAAAAATGGGGCGCGGCCTATCCGCAGAATATGGCTTTAGCCCAAAAGGTATTCCAACAGTTCGCTGACGATAAAACCTTTGTTAAGTTTGAAGAAGGTTATGGCAATGATCCGGTAATGATTGAGTTATTTGCCAACATCGGCAAGGTTCTAAGCGAGGACCAGCTTATGGGCAAACCGCAAGGCTTGACCATGACCCCGGATGAGGCACAGATAGAAATTAACAAAATTAAAAGCGATATGAAACATCCGTATTGGAACGCGGACCATCCATTGCACGCGGACGCCGTAGCCAATATGGAAAGGTTGATGAAATTAACCAACCCGGGCGAATAAAGGACACAGGCTTTCTCCCTTTATTGGCCAAAATTGCAACAGGATACTTGGCTGAATAGCCAACCCAAAAAATAGCGCTATTAGCCCCGTAAAAACGGACACGCAATAGTGAAGGTTATATTGCATTATTGTGATGTCCGTTTCTTATTAAACAAGGAGGCTAATGTGTATACAATAGATGCTGCCCTTGTAAAGCAATTTAACGCTAATGTTGAGATACTTTCTCAGCAAAAGGGCTCAAAATTAAGAAATGCCGTCAGGTTAAAAACTGGCGTGGTGGGAGAAGATACTTATATTGACCAGATAGGTAAAACTTCCGCAGTCAAAAGAACTACCCGGCATGCGGACACGCCCATTGTTGATACTGAATATCAGAGACGTAAAATCTCTATGGTGGATTACGATTGGGCAGATTTGATTGATAAGGCCGATAAGTTAAAAATGCTCGCTGACCCTACTTCTGAATATGTAATGAATGCCTCATATGCTTTAGGCCGGGCAATTGATGATGAGATAATCACAAAGGCCTTTGCGACTGCTTATATAGGCAAAGAAGGGGCGGCGACAGTTTCTTTCCCATCGGCAAACGTTGTTGCGGTGGGGGCGTCAGGATTAACTTTAGCAAAGCTTCTTTCTGCTAAGGCAATTCTGGATGCTGCGGATGTAGATGAAGAGGAGCCGAGGTTTATTGCAGTCTGCGCCAAACAACTTCAAGATTTGCTGAATACTACCGAAGTAAAAAGCGCAGATTACAATACTATCAAAGCTCTGGTAAAAGGCGAAATTGACACCTTTGTCGGGTTTAAGTTTATCCGCATCTCTACTTCTTTGGTAGATGTGGATTCTAATAGCTATCGCAGAGTAATTGCCTGGGCGAAAAATGGGTTAGGCCTGGCTATTGCAAAAGATATTCAGACCGAAATTACCCAAAGGGCAGATAAGAATTTTGCCACTCAGGTCTATGCGACTATCGGAATTGGCGCCTCAAGGGTAGATGAGGATAAAGTAGTGGAAATAAAGTGCGATGAGACGTAAACTTAAGGAACATTCTGTAAAAAGGAGGTTTAGATATGGCAACTGTTTATGGTGTGAATAGAACGCTTGCTAATACTCCCACAGGGTCAAATATTATGGACCCAGGAGTTCAGACAGGCAAACAAAGAGTAATAATGGATGTTTATGAGGCATCCGCGTCAGCTTCTGGCACCATTATTGAAATGGGTGAGTATCTGCCAAAAGGCGCAAGGGTAGTAGAGGTTGCTTTAATGACCGACGCTTTGGGTGGCAGTGTAACTTTGATTGTAGGCGATTACGAGGATGACAACAGATACATTACCTCTACCGCTTGTAATAATGCCAATCAAGTTACGCGCTTGAACGCTATTGACGGCAGGCAATATAAAGTGGATGAAACTACCCCCGGGGCAACGACTACCGATAGACAGATTATTATTACTATCGGCGGGGCATCAGCCACAGGAACCATCAAGTTAGAAGTAATCTATGTGCAGGAATAAAGGATGAGGCGGTAATCATTCCGCCTCTTTTTTAGTGAAGGAGGGAAATAATGAAAAAAATGAGGAAGATTTTGGCGATTAGTGCGCTCATACTGATTTTTGCTGTTTCGCCGGTATTTGCGCAAGCCAGATACGGTATCAGGACATGCACGGTAACCGCAAGCACTAATGGGACAATCAGCGCTGTAGGCGCGGGAACGTGGGTTTACGGGCTGAAGATATATGCTACCAACTCAAATGCCCAGGCAGGGTTATACGATACGGCCACCCAGGCGGGAGTTTCCGGGGCATCAGCTTCCCCTAAAGATGAAATAGGCGAGGCTACCCAGTATGAAAGCACCGAGACTTGGTATAGCACACCAATTTATTTTAGCGAAGGTGTCAGCGTGCTTTGCAGAAATGGAGTAGCTTTTGTTTATTACGGCCCGCAGCCAGAATAACGGCAAGAGGAAGGCGGGGCTAAATACCCCGCCTTTACTTTATGGATAGGCAAAAAATATTCAATTTTGCGTTAAAGACATTTTTGTTCTTATCACCGTTATTTTTTTTTAAAGGTTATAAAGTAAGCTTCGCCAGGGGGATGTTTTTTATCTTGGGAAGCTTTGTTTTATTTGCGTTAAGTTTAGGATGCGAGCAGAAAAGGAAATTCAGCAATCTCTGGGTTTCTCTCTTTTTGTTATTAGCCTTTGTGCGGATATTTTTTGATAATCCTTTACCTAATTTAGAATGGTTTAATTTCTGGATAAGTTGCGCTAAGTTT